ACATCGACACGCTGGCCACCCGCAACAGCGACCGCCTGGACTTTCATGAAGTCAGCGTCTGGGGCCTCAAAGAAGCCCTGCAAGCCGCCTTCACGGCTGGCCAGCAATCCAAACAAACAACCCAACCAAACTGATACCGGAGATCAACATGAAACTCACACCCAGCCAAACCTTGCTTCTCAACGCCGCAGCCCTCCATCCTCAGCATGTGCTGACCGACTTCCCGCCCAAGCTCAAAGGTGGCGCGTTGATCAAGGTGCTGACCAGCCTTGGTAATGAAGGTCTGATCCGGCCCCACAGCAAAGGCGCTTCGGGCTCGACCCGCTTTGCCATCACCGTCGCAGGGTTGCAGGCCATCGGCATTGAGCCACCAGCCAAATCCAAACGCGAAGGTAGCAAGCAGTCGGTGCTCATCGATCTGATGAAACGCCCGGAAGGTGCAACGCTTGCGCAAATGGTGGAGGCCACAGGTTGGCAGGCGCACACCGTGCGCGGCTGCATGGCCGGGGCCTTGAAAAAGAAACTGGGACTGACCATCGACTCCGTCAAGGAGAGCGGTGGTGAGCGGGTCTACAGGGTTTCACCCTCCAGCTCGCTCCCCACAGCATCATCTAAAACCGACTGACCTTGCGGCGCAAGATCCGCAAATACTGAGCCATCCGATTCACGGGTGGCTTTCTGTCCTGTGAAGTCCTCCCAGCGCTTGACGATCACGTCCACGTACTTGGGGTCCATCTCCATGAGCCGCGCCTGGCGATTGGTTTTCTCGCAAGCAATGAGCGTGGTGCCAGAGCCGCCGAACAAGTCGATCACGATGTCGCGAGTCTTGGATGAGTTTTTAATCGCACGCTCAACCAACTCCACCGGCTTCATCGTCGGATGCAGGTCATTCACATGGGGCTTTTTGTAGTTCCAGATATCCGACTGGTCGCGGTCACCGCACCAGAAGTGTTTTGCGCCTTCCTTCCATCCGTACAGGATGGGCTCGTACTGGCGCTGGTAGTCGGCGCGACCGAGCGTGAAAGTGTTCTTGGCCCAGATCACAAACGTTGACCACTTGCCACCCGCATCCAGCCAGGCCTTTTGCAGTGTGTGCAACTCCGATGAGCTCATGCACACGTAGCAGGCACCTTTGGTGACCACCAACAAGTTGACGCATGCGTCGTACAGGAACTTGTAGAACCCGTCTCCGAGCGCATCGTTCATGATGCGGCGGTCCTTGCCGCGCATCTTGTCTTTGGCGTTGTTGCCGTAGTCCACGTTGTAGGGTGGATCGGTGAAGGCCATGTCGGCGAGTTGGCCGTTCATAAGGCGCTCCACATCGGATAGAACTGTGGAGTCACCGCACAGCAAACGGTGCTGACCCAAGACCCACACATCACCTGTTTTGGAAACAGGTTCGGCTGGCAATTCGGGTACTGCATCGTCTTCGGTCAGGCCCGTGGTGTCGCCGTCGCCATTGAGCAAACGCTCGAGTTCTTCGTCACCAAAGCCCATCAGTTCCAGATTGAAGTCAGCCTCATCGAGTTCGGCAATCTCAAGCTTGAGCAACTCTTCGTCCCAGCCAGCGTTGGCAGCGATGCGGTTGTCAGCCAGGATGTAGGCTTTCTTTTGAATTGCGGTGAGGTGACCCAGTTCAATCACGGGCACTTGGGTTAGTGCAAGTTTGCGAGCTGCCGCCAGACGACCGTGCCCTGCGATCACGCCTTTGTCGCCGTCGGTGAGGATCGGATTGGTGAAACCAAACTCTGCAATGGAGGCGGCAATCTGTGCCACCTGGTCTTCGCTATGGGTGCGGGCGTTTCGCGCATACGGGATGAGCGAATCCACCGCGACCATTCGGATCTCGGGTGTCATAGGGAAGCTTTCGGGTTGGTGCGCGGCGTGCAGGTCAACCAGCGAGGGCTGCTTGCAAGCGCGATAAATGCGGGGAAGTGAAGACCCAAACAAAACGCCCACAAGGCGGGAACCGTGTGGGCGTAATTTGAGTGATTAGCAGAATGCTACCTCTTCGATATATACGCGTCAATAGGTTATTTGATGATTTAACGCGAGTACCCGTAGTGCACCGCCAGCACCCCTAAAGCGCCGACCAAAATGCCCTTGGCCTCGTACTGGTTGAGGGTGCGTCCGTTCCACCCCTCCTGGGCAGACCACTCCCTCACGCTCTGACCCAAACCCGCCACATGCCAGACCGCGCAGCCGCCGGGGCTGCCAATTCCACCCACCGCATCGAGTGCCTCGCCCAGGCGCTTTCTGGCCCAGGCACAGCGCTCAGTCATCGTGTCCTGCCAATGACCGCCGGGGATGCGGTCAAGAGGCGGTGAGCCCGCAGAACTTAGCTGCGCAAAGACAAAGGTACGAGAGAAGTCCTGACCCGCGTCGTGCATCTGCGCCGTGATTGCGCCGTTGCGCATCAAGAGCCCGAGCGAGTCCACGGTCCGGAAATGCTCGGTGCGGTAGCTGGTGCCTTCTTCTGCCTCACTGACCCACTCACCAACCCGGCCACCGGGCAGGTTCACCAGAGCGCCATGGGTCAGTGGCTGTGCGACTTGCTTTTTAGCCATGGCGCACCTCCTTGCCCAAGGCGGGATCCGCACCCTGCGCCAGCGCCCAGTGCAAGAGCGCAAGAGCATCCGCTTCGTTGTCGTCGGTGACCGGGTGGCCCAGTGCCTTCATGGCGGCAATCACCTCAGCCTTGCCTGCATTGCCTTTGCCGGTGGCATGGCGTTTGATGGTGCCCACGGGCACGCCCTGGTACGGGATCTGGTGGTGCTCGCACCAGGCGGTCAGCGTGGCCAGCAGGCCGCCGTAGACGTGCGCAGCGTCCACCCCGAGGTGACGGCGCACCTCTTCAAAGTAAACGGCTCCAATGCCCGTTAAATTGGTCTGTGAATCACTTTGTGGGCCACTCAAGGACAGCATGTCAGCGAGCCACCGGCCAAAGCGCAGGTAGCGCATGCCGCCGCCCTCAAAGCGCTGGGACTTGAAGCTCACAAAGCCATGCGCCACAGGGCCGTTGGCCGAGCGCAATGCCCAGCCGGTGGTGGTGCCCAGGTCCAGGGCCAAAATCACAAGTCGGGGGGTGACAAGGCGCGGGGTGGATTCGGTATTCATCAGGGATGTCCTCCAAGGGTTCGTACAAGGGTTCTTGTGCGACCTGGAGGAGCGCTGGCACCAAGGCCGTGTCAGGGCGGGTGCGGCTCCCTCATGTCTGTCATTGCCGATTTGTTCAATCGGATGCGGTTATCAGGGCTGGCAAAAAGTCATCATCAGGTGACGGGGACTTTCTTCAATACTTCATCTTTCAAAGGTGGAGTCCGGGTCTGGGAGGTACTTATTTCAATACTTCTTCTTTCAATATATATACATATTTCTCTGTCTACCCTCTCTGACCCCTCCAGAGCGCACGTTTTCGCGCGCGCGAGGGATTTTTTGTGTGTATAGGGCCCCCGAATATTTATTTGTATATAGAGGCACCCCCATTGAAAGAAGGTCGTAATTGAAAGAAGTCACCGGGCGGGCTTCTTTCAATACTTCATCTTTCAAACGTGGAGTCTGTTTGGACCGTCTACTCATATGCGTCAGCCAGTTTGACCCATTGGCTGGGCCTGCCGCCCGTTGGCTTGGCGAACATCTCAACCAGGTGGGCGTCCGTCAAGGTGCGCAGCACGCCGTCCCGCTGGCGGTGGTCCATGAACTGGGTACGCCGTGTGAACTCGCTCTTGGACATTCCAGCGGCATCGCCATCACGCAGGATTTGCAGGGCGCGTTTGTGGTTGGACTCGACCTGGTTTTCTGAGACGCGCGCCGTGGCTTCTCGGATTGTCAGTTCGGCGCAGTGGCGCGAGAGCGCAATCCCCCAATGCGCATCGTGGTCCTCGATCTGCGGCGTCAACGCGTCCCGCGACACGGCACGAATCAGCGCCAGTTTGGTGGCGTTCTCCTCGATGCGCGCCAGGATCGATGAAAAACCGGTGCCTCGCGACAAGCGAAGCCGCCCCAGTAACTCGTGGTCCAGCACGCGAAAAGCGTCACGCGCCTGCGCGGTCATGGGGACTACGCGCGGATCGACAAGCACCTCGTCAATCGCACCCACATCCGTGAGGTTGCCACTCAACTGCCCACCGCCCTGGTGGATCAGGAGCAGCCGGTCGATCAGGTCTTGCGGTGGATCGATCGTGCCAAAGAGTTCGTTGCTGTCGGGAAAATCGTCCTCGCTCTCCAGAATCAGAAAGCGCGCCAGAGAGCCGTCGGCCACATTGGAAGCTTGGAGCGCCTGCCAAAAGTGAATCGGCGTGGTGGTGCCGTAGATGCAGGCGCAGGGCTGGTGAATTGCCCGGTGCGCGTTGTTGAGCTGGTTGCTTGCGTACTCAATGCCAAAGTAAGTCGTGCCCGAGGTGGTGTACAACTCGGTCATCAGGTCCAGGATTTCACAGATATAGCGCGGCGAGCGTTTACGGTCAGCGGCAGCTGACAAAAACATGCCGAACTCATCAAGCTGAAACAGAATTGCGGGCTGACGCTGGATGGCGGTTAAGAGGCCCGAGCCTGATGCGATCTTATTGCCGCCCAGGTATTGCAGCAGCCCGGCTTTGCGAAACAACTCATTGATCACCACGCGGCTGTGGTTTTTTCCTGCGCCGCTTTCAGCGATGCCTACGACATACAGGTTTGAGCGCGTGTTGCTCTCAGTGCGGTACTTGCGCCCCATTAGCGCGCCGATGGCGCATAGGCTGGCTCCGAGCGCCAGCACGGGCTGTGGACGCTTTGCCGTCGTTCCCATGAGCGCCATCATGTCGGCAATCACGCCGCCAACTTGGTCCCAGCCCGTCGGCAGTGGTTTGGGTGGTGGCAGCACGGGGGGTGCACCTGATCCATCAATCGTGATGGGGTTTGATGTTTGCAGCGTTTGCAGCATCTCCTTGGCCGGGTGATGTCCATTCATCACAATCTCTCCATTGAGTTGCAGATCAGCATCTGGAATCCAGCCGTTGTCCAGCGCCAGCTTGTAGATGGTTCCCGCCCCAATGCGCTGAGGCGAAAAGCTCCCCCAACTTTTAGCGGTTGTCTTGGCATCGTTTTTACTGGACGACGCAGACCAGGACTCAAAGAGCGGCCAGCCTTTCTCGGCAAGCGCACCTTTGATGGCCATGCCGATGCGCACCCAACTGTCGTAGTCCAGGTCCTGGTTAGCGATGTACTGCAGCGCGTCTTGTACTGCCTCAAACGTACCGCGCTGCTCGGGCAGATTGGCAAACGCCACGGGTAACTTCAAACCCACGCCCAGACTTTTGGGACGCATGGATTCGGGGACCATCTCGTAGGCCTGGCGCGCAAACTCGCGTGCCTGCGCCTCGGTGATGACGGGCAGTTCCTCAATTTTCAGATCGGCCAGGGTTTGCACCGGCCACTCGTAGGGTCTGCCAGTGTCTGGGTGAATGCCGTACGCAATGAACTGCTGCCCCACGCCCAGCACCTCTATCGGCGGGTACTTGAAACCGCTGAACGGCTGAGCGGCTCGGTACACCAGCAAGCGCTTGGGCGCGTTTCCAATACGAACTGCGGGTGTGTCGCCCAGCAGCCGTTTTGCCAGACCCTCAATCTGAACTGCGATGTCTTTGGACTGCAGCACATCGATGTCGATGCCGATCACCTTGCCTGCGGCAATACCGATGCCCGCCTCGGGCCAGTCGCCCCAGATGTCGACTTCGTTCTCGGTCGTGTCACGCTCACAGTGGCGGCTCCACTTGGGGTAGTCCTGCCAGGCACCCAGGCGAAACATGCCTGGCTTTTTAGTGCTGGGCTGGATCGGCAGAATGGCGTACCCGCGATCTACGAGTGTGGCCCCTAACTGGGCCATGTAATTATTTGGATTCATGCGTTCCTTCAAAATGGTGGATCGTCTGCATAGGCAGTACGAAGTGAGTCTTGAAACGCGGTCACGACCACATCAATCAAGGTTGACCACTCCACTGCGGTGAAACTGGTCAGATCTGTTTTGGCGAGTGACTCGACGTACTCGCCCCCCGTCTGGCAGGCCGCTGCCAGCGCGTTGGTTTCGTGTTGGTTTGGATCAATCATTCCCTTTAGCCTTGCCGCAATGTTTTGACAGCGCCGGGAGCACAACTTCACGCTCGGCGCATCAATACGGATCAAACATGGCGCGAACCCATACACTCGGGCATCGCGCCTGCAAATGGCGCACATCATTTATGCGCTCGACATCAAAAGCGCGCGCCGACGATTTCTGTGTAACGCCCGCTCGGGCGCACCGCGATCTGGGATGGGCACTTGAGCCGCTGCGATACGGCCAGAGCTTCATCAACACCACGGGGAAGTGGCAGCCCCGGTGCTCGGTTTGCCCACCAGCTCGCAGCCTTTTGCCGCGCATAGCCCTGGTGCTCAATGCAAACCCATTCGCTGTGGGAACTCAGTCCACTCCAGTAATCAACTCGAAGTGACGGCGGCTTACCAGTCTTGTCGTGCCGGGCATAGCTGACCCGTGTCACGGGCACCCACTCGGGTGGACCGCCAGAGAGGATGTCCAAAGTGCTGGCTTTGGCGTCAATCTTGATTTGCGGCTCCGGGAACATGTGGCCACAGTCGGGGCACTGACGTACCGCCGCGTGCACGATGCTGTCGCACTCAGGGCAGGCTTTGGTGGGCGCATCGCCGTCTTCACCCGCTTTGGGTGTCTTGGGCTTGATGGCGTCAATGGGTCCGTGGCGCGCAATGTTCCCGGCGAAGTCGAGCACCAGGCAGTCAGTCTTGCCCAGTGCAAGGCGGCAACCACGGCCCACGATCTGCACATACAAACCCGCCGACTTGGTCGGGCGCAGCATGGCAATCAGGTCTACTGCAGGAGCGTTAAAGCCTGTCGTCAAGACATTGGCATTGGTCAGGCACTGAATTCGTCCGGCCTTGAAGTCATTGATGATCGCTTCGCGCTGGGCGCTGGGCGTATCGCCCACAATCGTCTCGCAGGTCACGCCTCTGCTGCGCACCGCATCACGCACGTGGTACGCATGGTCCACGCCTGCACAAAAGATCAGCCAGCTTTTGCGGTTTGTTGAGTACGAGAAGATTTCATTGACTGCGCTTTGTGTGATCGCGTCCTGGTCAATGGCCGCTTCCAAATCCTTCGGGATGAACTCACCGCCGCGTGTACCCACACCAGTGAGGTCAATTTGCGTTGCCATGCGTTTGGAGATCAGTGGCGAAAGGTAGTGGTCATCAATCAACTCGCGCACCGAAACCTCGTAGGCGATGTCAGTGAAGATGGCCTCACTACCTTCATGCAACAACCCAGAGTCAAGGCGGTATGGCGTGGCCGTCAGACCAATCACTTTGAGCATGGGGTTAATGCGCTTCAAGCCATCAAGAAACTTGCGGTACATCGTGTTTGAGGAGCGTGGGATCAAATGCGCTTCATCAATCAACACCAGATCGCACTGCTGAACGTCATACACACGCTTGTGAATGGACTGGATGCCAGCAAACAAAATCTGCGCACGGATCTCACGCTTCTTAAGACCTGCTGAATAAATCCCTGCCGGGGCTTGCGGCCAAAGCTTTTTGAGTTCGGCAAAGTTCTGTTCAATCAGCTCACGCACATGAGTCACGATCAGGATGCGCTGATCTGGAAAGGCTTTGAGCACGCCTTCAACAAAGGTGGCCATGACAAGGGACTTGCCACCAGCGGTAGGAATCACCACCAGCGGGTTGCCGCTCTCATCTTGGAAATAGTTGTAAATGCCTTGGATGGCAGCGCTTTGGTAGGGGCGAAGGGAAAAGCTCATGACGGGACTCCTTTTTCAATTGCGTTTAGGTTTGCGGTTGGGGATTCAGTTGGCGGCGTGCTTTTTCAAACCGGCATCGCGCCAGCGAACACCGTTGGTAAATTCGTAGTCAACCCAGTCGTCACCCGCATCGACTTGCGTAGCAGGAACAAGTGTTGGCAAATACAGGTGCTGCTCACAGCCGCTGCGCTGATCTACTTCGGTCAGGCGCTTTTGATGCCGGTCGCAATGCCAACCACCATCCACGGGTGTTGAGTGCAGGCAAGTACGGCAATTGATCGCAGGTGCCACCACGCTGTTGCCACTTGCATGGCAAACCGGTGCGTGGTCACACATGCGGCACTGATACCAACTTGGCTCTTCGCTGATGCGTGGCAGTGGTGTTTGGGCAAAGATGATTCGCCGGGCTTTTTCCATAAGAAGTTCCGCATAAGTGACATCTGCCTCCACGCGTTCGACATACAGGTCATCGGTGTCCTTGTTCACAGCCAAGTACATCGATCGGGTAATGCCCATCAGGTGCATGTAGATTTGCATCTGGGCAAAGTGCTGCGGTTTGGACTCACGTACCTTCTTGGCCACCAGATCGCCAAAGCTCTTGTTGGAGTGCGTCTTGAACTCCAGCACGTGCCAGACTTTGGGTGCTTCAAGCAAATTGATGGCAACGCCATCGAGCGAACCACCAAAATGGCCGCCATGGGCTTGAACACGAAACTGACGTCCAGTCTCGGGATCGACTTCCAGCACAGTCGCACCGGTGCGTCTCAGGTTCAGCACCAGGCGCGCCTCCTCCAGTTGACCGGTTTCAAACAAGCGCAGAAGTCGGCCTGGGTGCTTGCTGCGCGTGACCCAGCGAAAGTCGTACCAAAGCGCACGCTCGCATTCCTTGCCAATGAGGGACGCGCCAAGGTGGCTGCGAAACCCATCACTGGCATCTGCTTCGTAGCCAGAGAAGATGGCCTCGCGGGTAAGGCTTGTGATGGCGGGCAGTTCAGCCATGGTTTCCTCCTTGGCTCGCGTGTAAGTCACGCGCACGCTGCACCAGGCCCGCCCACTCCTGGTCATTGCAGTTTTCACGCACCACTTCAATCAAGGTGTCTTTGAAGGCATCACGGTGATTGGGCGCAGCGCGTTTATCAAAGGTTGCAAGATGCACAGTCACCTGCGCCAGCTCCTGCTGCTTTAAACGCAGCGCGGTTTTGGCGCGATGGAACCAGGCAGCATCAAGCGTCTTCTTCTCTGTTTGCCGCCGAATGTCAGTCGTTGCGATCTGAATACGAATGGAAGCAATCTCGCCTTGCAGCGCAGCCATTCGCTCCCGACAGCCCTGCGCAGAGTCCGGCAGGTGAACCGGCTCAAGCGCGTGTTGATGCAATGTGAAGTGTTCGTGCATGCAGTGGGACCTCAGGCTTGGCGCTTCCAGGGCAGTCCGTTGGCAGCAGGCGTTGCTGTAGCAACGGCAGGACGCGCTGGCGGGTTGGCTGGACCAGTGCTGAATGTGGGGGCGTTTGCAGCCTGACCGCTGCGAGGCAGGTAGCGGACCGAGTTGCTCTCGCCATACATGCCCTTCGGGGGGCGCACACGCACATCAGCAATCAATGGAATGAGGTGCAACTGCTCCGAATTGCTGACCTGCAACTTGCCAACGGCACGGCAGATAGATGACAGCGTGCGCTGTGCGATTTGCACAGCATCTGCATTGGCATTGATGAGGTTCAGGCGATCAAAGAGCTTGCGGCCTGCGTACTGCCCCTCAATGACATCCACCTCAAGGTAGAGGTACTGGCCCATGCCGTCTTTGGTTGCACGCATTTCGCTTGCAACAATTTGGGCGAGGTATTTACCGGGTGGCAGGACTTCGTAGCCGCTGCTGGGTTCAACTGAGGATGCGTCGAAAGTTTGTCCGAATGAAGCCATGGTGATTTCTCCTATTTCAATTTCAGGTGGTGAGGTTGGTGGGGGTGACTGGGTTGGCGATCAACATGGGCTTGATCACATCGGGCATGGCCTGGGCAAAGGACTGCCAGTCCAGTGGCAGGGTCTCGGGAAGGCCATAGCGGTTCTTGGCCAAAAAGGCTGGGCGCTCGGCGGTGTGAATCACCCGCTCGCCCGAGCCCATGGCGCGGTTTACTTTTTTGTTGAAGCCGACATCGGCCTTCACGGTGGAGATGCGGTAGTTGGCAAAGAGCACGATGTCGGAGTGCTCTTGCATCAGCGCCGCTGCGCGGGTGTGCAACTTGATGACGTACCGGTCGTAGGGGTCGTGCTCAGGCGAGTCAAAACGCTTGATGTCGGTGTGCGCGATTTGCACAACGGTCATGCCACGGTCGTCACGCAGTGCGTTCAGGCCGTCGATGTACTGACGCCACAGAGTCAATGCGGCGACGTACCCTTTGCCGTAACCGGCGTCTTCGATGGATCCCCATCCGTTGTCGCGGCAGGCCTTGCCCCAAACCAAGGGCTCGAGCCAGTCAACGCTGTCAATGACCACGG